CCTCGGAAATTCCCCGGGGGTAAATTTATATTTTCCAGTTTAGGTACCATTTGAAGGGACTTGCAGGGTCTAATTCAGAACTCCTCACCTGCCATAAACTGACGCCTCCTAAATTCAGTCTGTTCATGTTCTTTCTCCTTTCAAGTGATAAGAAAAAGGCCCTGTAAGTTCATTCAAATGGTATCTAAACTGTACAACAACTCATCTAAAACAATGGAAAACTATATGAGAGGAGACTGTGTTGATGCCTAAAGTCAAGGCCGCAAGCTCAACAAGTCCTCGAACGCCGATGCGACCGGCCATCGACCCCGAAGCAAGAGAGAATCAGATGATTTCTTTAGCTATGGATTTGGTCGAACAGCGTTTACTCGACGGTACAGCATCGTCTCAAGAAACTACTCATTTTCTAAAGCTTGGTTCATCTAAAGCCATTCTTGAGAGAGATAGGCTGATCGAGGAAAACAAGTTGTTGCGAGCAAAAACAGAAGCTCTTGAGTCTCAGAAAGAGGTCAAGGTCCTCTATGAGGATGCTCTTAGAGCTATGCGAAATTATGCAGGTCATGGTGATCCGGATGAATATTAAAAATTACACCGAGTTATCCAAACTGCAAACTTTCGAAGAACGATATAACTATTTGCGTCTCAACGGTCAAGTAGGCGTTGACACGTTCGGATTCGATCGATATTTGAATCAGATCTTCTATCGATCCAAGCAGTGGAAAAGCGTGAGAGATTATGTGATTGTCCGAGACAATGGCTGTGATCTAGGCGTCGAAGGTTACGAGATTCATGAACGAATAATCATTCATCATATGAATCCGATAACTCTGCATGACATCGAGCATGAAACGGAGTTTCTGCTAGATCCCGAGTTCCTGATCTGCACAATACACAATACACACAACGCTATACACTACGGTAACGAGAATCTACTGATTAAATTACCAGTAATCCGAACTAAAAACGACACTTGTCCTTGGAGACAATAAATGGAGGTTTAAACAATGTCCGGGAAGAAGAATTCTGAGACTATCGACATGATCAATGGTCAACTTAAGATTCCTATGAAAAGCGAGCTGGAAGCTCCGACGTACGACGAATACTACGAACCAGTAGTGGGCGTAGTTACTGGTTGCGCGAAGCTTAACGTCAGAGAAAACCCGAGCATGGAGGCCTCTGTAGTGTGTGTTCTGCGATCCGAGGCCGAAGTTGAGGTTGACGTAACCAAAGACTACGGTGAATGGTATCACGTATGCACAGCGACCGGTCTCGAAGGTTTCTGCATGAAGAAATTCATCGACATTAGAGACTAAAATCCTATCAAAAGGAGATACATCATGGAAAGTATACTGACATCAATCAAGGAACTGTTAGGAATCAGAGGCGAGTGTACTGACTTCGATGGACAGCTCATCATCCACATCAACACAGTACTAGCGGTCCTGACCCAGCTTGGTGTCGGACCTTCCGATGGTTTCTACATTGAAGACGCTTCTGCCCTTTGGGAGGATTTCATTGAAAACCAGGCAAAATGGCAGGCAGCAAAATCCTATACATATTTAAAAGTGAGACTCATTTTCGATCCGCCTATCAGCGCTGCTGCGATCGAGTCTATGAATAGACAGATTAGCGAGTATGAGTGGCGCCTCTGTGTTATGGCTGATAGTACCGAAAATGTGACTCAGTAAAGGGGGATACTAATGGGTAAAGTAATCCCTATGCAAGTCAAGAAAACCTGCTGTCGGATGTTTATTGAAGGTAAAACTCATAGACAAATCTATGACGAATACTTCACTAAAGTAGCCGATAGCCCTGCCGCTTTTGCGTCATTTCGCACAATGCTGCAAAGGTGGAACCGACAAGATTTCCCGGATGATTTGACACTCGAATGTGGTACATATGACGGATTCGTCGCACATGATGCCACAGTACAAGTGTCTAGATCTGGAGAAATCATTCAGGCTTGGATTAAACAAAAAGCGGATAGTTTCGACTATGAGGGATTTCTTGAAGCTATTCGTGGAACGGTTGAGCACTTCGATTATACTCCGTCCGATCTTAATTACAACGATCGTATGCTAGAGATTCCTCTCTTCGATATGCACTGGGGTATAGCGTATCTGGACTACTATAAGCCGGTCTTGACCGAGCTGTTGGACCTTATCACAAGTCGTAAATGGGACAAGATCGTGATTCCTTTTGGGCAGGACTTCTTCCATAACGACAGTATCGTAAATGCTACGACCACAAAAGGTACCCCTATCGAGAAAGTGGACATGCAGCGAGCCGTAAAAGAAGGCATGACATTCATGTATGCTTTGATTGACGAGGCCGCTCGTAATGCCAACGAAGTAAAGGTCCTGTATACACCTGGAAACCACGATAGAAGTATCTCGTGGATGTTTATCCAAGTTCTCCTCGAAAGATACGGCCCCTCTGTAGTGGACGATTCCCTCGAGGATCGAAAAGTAGTCGCTTATGGAAAGAACTCTATCATGGTTACCCACGGCGACTCAAAGCAAGCTACTGCTAAGGCTCTAGCGCACATCTTCCCAGTCACATTTCCCGAAGAGTTTGCTCAGACTAACATTAGAGAAGTCCATGCTGGACATCTTCATCATGAATCTGAGGCAGACATCTATGGTGTGATGGTTAGACGGTTGTCGTCCGGGGGCAAAGTAGACAGTTGGTCAAACAAAGAAGGTTTCGTTGGAACTCATAGACGTTTCATGATCTTCGAATGGACCGAAAACAAACTTGCATCAATCCACTACATCTAAAGAGAGGAGGAAATTCAAAATGGTTAATAATGAACTTCAGCACTGGGGCATCAAGGGCATGCGCTGGGGTATTCGTCGTTTCCAGAACAAAGACGGCAGCCTTACTAAAGCCGGTAAGAATCGGTATAGTGGCGATGATGCTAAAACCGAAACTAAGCCGGAGACCAAGGAAGAATACGAGGCTCGGAAACAGCAGGCCATCAAGTCTGGCTCTGCGAAAGACGTCCTGCAGTTCAAAGGTGATCTGACAAAGCAGGAAATGCAGACAGCCATTGAGCGTATCCGCTGGGAACGTGATATGGAAAGCCTCAGTCCTAAAGAGGTGGATGCCGGTAAGGCTAAAGCCGATCGATTCTTTAGCAAGATGGACGACGTAACGGGATATGCTGTTACTGCGTCTAAAGCTTGGAACACTTTTGCCAACGTGTACAATGCTTTTAGCGGTACCGATAAGGTGTCCTTGCCAACCATAGCTACGGATAATACCAAGAGTAATAAAGCCGTCCGCAAGAAGGAAAAGAAGGACCGTAACGACGCCGAAGAAGCCGAAAATAAGAAACAGCAAGAAACTAAAGAAACAGCGGGTTCAAAAACATCCGGCTCTGCAGATTCTAAGAGCGATACTGTAACTGGTAAGGTCGTTGGCGGCGGTAAAACCAAAACGTCCGATACCGGCAAGAGTTCTAATAAAAGCGAACCCATCGACGCTGAGTGGTGGGAAGTAGCGGATAGTACTCCGTCTTCCAGTACAAAAAGTACGGTCTCCCGCATTCTCAATAGCGATAATCTATTGAGCGATAATAACGTTTCCGCTGGTCGGTCTCGCATTGCTGGTCTATTAGAAGCTCCGAAGAAGGATGATGACTGATGGCATTATCTAACACCGCTACACCTAAATACTACGGCATGTTTCGCGATGCGGTCATTCGAGGCGAAATACCCGTAAACGAAGAAATTTCGTTGGAAATGAATCGAATAGACGCTCTAATCGCTAACCCTGGGGTTTGGTATGACGACCAAGCTATCCAGGGTTTTATTAATTATTGCGAGAATGAGCTAACCCTCACTGACGGTGAAGATCTACATCTACTCGATTCGTTTAAGTTATGGGCTGAGCAAATCTTTGGCTGGTACTATTTCGTTGAGCGTAGCGTTTATGAACCGTCTCCCGATGGTCATGGCGGTCGATATGTAAAGAAGACCGTAAAGAAGCGCCTCGTCAACAAACAATACCTCATAGTTGCTCGTGGCGCAGCCAAGTCGATGTATGCATCTTGCTTGCAGAACTTCTTC